CTGTGCTGTCAACGCAGATGATGAGGATATTCGTAAAAATATATCATCTAATATAAGCAGAGATATCCCACAGGTTGTTCCATATGAGACTCAATGGGATAAAGTTGTTGCCCTAGTTGTTGGAGGTCCATCATTAGACTCCACTTTGGATGTTTTAAAAGAAAAACATGCAGCAGGAATGCCTGTAGTTACAGTAAATGGCTCATACAAATACTGTATGGATAGAGGGATAAGACCTTCTGCCTTTATAATGCTTGATAGCAGAGAGTTCAATAATAGATTTGTTGACCCTCCTCACAAAGAGTGCAAGTATTTTATATGTTCGCAATGTCATCCGTCTGTTTTAGATAAGCTGGATGGTTATGAGACTCATTTGTGGCATTGCGCTGGACAAGACCAGTACCAGGATATACTGGAGGATAAATATGGGGAAATTCACAAGGATTTTTTTCCTGTATTAGGAGGTTCAACTGTAACCCTAAGAGCAATTCATTTAATGAGAATGCTTGGGTTTCCCAAATTTGAGATATTTGGTTTTGATAGTTGCATCATGGATAAGCATCACGCCTACTCTCAACCTGAGAATGATGGCGAAAAGGAGATAGAAGTTCATGTTGCTGGAAAACAATTTTTGTGTACCGTAGCACATTATCATCAAGCGAAAGAGTTCGTGCAAATGGTTGGAGCTACTGGAGACCATTACGATATGATAATTCATGGTGAAGGGTTAATATCCCACATTATACAAAGCCCGGACGCATTAAAGGAGGCAGCATAAATGGCGGCTACTGCATGGAGTTTTTACAATAGTTTTAAAGAAAAATTAGGGAATGCGGTATTCGATCTAGACGCTTCTACTCCCAATTTCAGGATGGCATTGTTTACTAATAGTGCCAGCACCAACGCTAACAATGTAGCGTTATCTACTTATGCGTCTATCGCAAACGAAGTGGCTAATGGTAATGGTTATGCTACTGGCGGAGTCTCCGTATCTGGAAGGACATGGGCTTCTACAGCAACGAATAAGTACAGATGGGACGCTACGGCTGTAATTTGGACAGCGACAGGTGGTGATATAGCTAACATAAAATACGCTATTATCTACAAGTCTGGCGGAGCTTTGGTTTGCTTTTCCAAGCTATCGACATCTCATTTTACTTTGACGCAAGATAATACGTTGACCATAACTCCAAATGCCAACGGTATCTTTGAGTTAAGTTAGGAGAGACTAAATGGGAATCGAATCAGCCACATATATTTCACAACTTAGCGCCACTAATCCGCTAGGTACAGACCCTGTTTCAGAGGGCGATCAACATTTGCGTTTAATCAAGTCTGTTCTACAGTCTCAGTTTACGGGCCTTGGGGCTAACGCAGTTACTGTAGATGCAGCAACATTAAACACTGACCCTAATGCAGCCGCCGTAGCCATGGCGATTGCCCTCGGAGGATAACCTATGGCTAATGACTTTCAAACACAAACGCTGCAGTTACCAACAGCTCATAGCGGGACTAATGCTCAGTTAGTTCCTGCAATTAATGTTGCTGCAACAAACCAAACAGTCCATGCTCTTTATTTTTCAAACATAACAACTGCATCAGTGGATGTTTATTTGAGAATGTATGATGGAGCTAGTTCTGGAGGAGCCGCAATAACTGGTGGGTATATTCTATACAAGGTTCCCGTGCCAGCCAGCAGCACCCTGGTTATAGAGAAGCCAATTAACTTAGTATGTAGTGCAACAGCTACGTCATCAAGATCGCTTCAGGCAATTGCATCTACAGCTAGCGCTATTGATGCGGTGGCTAGCGTTCTGGTTATGACATAACAGGTGATTAAACAATGGCATATTTAGGACAAGTAGATAGAAAAGCTAGTAACGTCCAAGTCTTCAATGTCACTTCTTCCACCTCTGCTACGCATGACATAGGGTGGACACCACCAAGTGAACAGACTTTAATAGTTACTATTAATGGTGTAAAGCAACATACAAATGCGTTTAGCTTTAGCGGGTCAACCCTAACTCTAGGGGCTGCATTAGTTGCAACAGATGAGTTAGAGGTTGTCGGCATTAATGATATCGGCAATTCATTAACCCCAGTTGATAATTCAGTAACTGCGTCAAAACTAGGAGCTGATGCTGTAACGACTGTAAAGATTCAAGATAACGCTGTAACCTTAGCTAAGATGGTAGATGGTACTCAGGGTGGCGTTATTCATTATGGCGCTGCTGGCGCTCCTGTAGAACTTGCGGCTGGAACTGATGGTTATTTCTTGAAGACCCAAGGTGCTGGTGCTAACCCTGTATGGGCTTCTGCTGGAGGTGCGAATACTCCACGGTTTAGTGTAAAGGTTGATGCCGCATGGGACTTATCTGATAACACTTGGACTATCCACCCTTACGACCTAGCGGCTGTAAACGATGATGGTGCAAGCGGTACTTGTTTTAATCTAACAGGAAGCGGGACTAACCCAAGAGGCTTCACTGTTCCAGCAGGGCAAGCGGGTATATATGTTTTGTCTTACCATACAGTTCATTATGTGATTTCTGGGGCAATGGAAGCGCAAAAGGCGGCCATATACAAAGGCGTATCTGGCGGCTCAGCGTCAGCATTTATAGGTGAGGGATGGTATGACGATGCCTCAGTTTCTGACTATGTAACTATAGGCGCAAGTGTTATTGTAGATGCGGCAGTTGGTGATCACTATTATGTTTACAGCAATAACGCATGTGGCGATACCGCTGGTAGAATTAAAGGTGGAATCCATTCAAATTTTAGCGGGTTTAAATTACTATGATTAGTTCACAAGGGTTGATACAACTTGGGTTCAAGCCCGAAGATTTTGTTTTACGGGATGATGGAAATGGAGTTTATATCGAGGAGTGGTTATCAAGTTCCGACAGACCAACTACGGCAGATATAGAAGCGGCTCATATTGTGTGGCAATCTGCACGCGATGCATCAGAATACGCTCGTAAACGAGAAGCAGAATATCCATCAGCAGATGAACTGATCGTAGCGCTTTGGGAAGGCGTTGTAGAAGAAAGAATGGCAGCAGTCACTAAACTAGAGGCGAAGAGACAGGCTGTTAAACTTAAACATCCCAAGTGAGTTTTATCGTTGGGGTAGCGCGAGTAGCGCACTGGTTTTTAATACCGTTTTTAGTGGTATGGATGGCGATAGCACCTAACGACATGCTGCCTCAGTGTCTATCAGACGCAAAGGCGCACATAGCAGAACAATATAGAGGATCGTATTTTGGCAGCAACTAAAATTGAAGCATCAAACATAGCAGCAGGAGCAGTACCTTCTACAGGATTTACTTCTGTACAAGTATTTACCGCTGCAGCAACATGGACTAAACCAACCGACATTACTAAAGTTATAGTTGAAGTGCAAGGCGGCGGTGCGGGTGGTGGTAAGGCGGCAGGTGCAGCAACTATGATTGGCGGTTCTGCAGGAGGGTATGCAAAGAAGTTTATTGATGTTACCAGTGTTACTAAATCTGTACTTTTAGTAGGTTCAGGAGGAGCGGGAGCAACATCAAATGCGGCTGGTGTTGATGGAGGAGATAGTTCTTGGACAGACACATCGCACGGTGGGTCATCTACAGTAACTGGTGCTAAAGGTGTGGGAGCATATAGCAGCTATGGAATGGCTACTGGAGGAGCAGCAACAGGTGGAGATATAAATATAAAAGGTGGTGATGGGGGAAACAACACTATGAGGACTGGTGGAGATTCAATGTTTGGCCCCGGTGGGTGGAATGGTTATACCGGCGAACACGCTTCAGTTGCCGGAACAGGTTATGGCTCTGGAGGCGGAGCAGGTTATAACGTAAATGGCGCAGCAGGTGCTGCTGGAATCGTTGTTGTGTGGGAGTTTAAATAATGGCATTAACTAAAGTAGGATCAGGAGTTATTCAAGACGATGCCGTTGGTATTGCTAATTTAGGAGCGACTGGAACCGCATCAGCAACGACATTCCTTCGTGGAGACAATGCGTGGGCTAGTGCTGCGGCAGGGTTGGAAGCGTTAACTATATTTACAGCAACCGGAACATGGACGAAAGCTACAAACAACCCAACCAAGATAATTGTTGAGGTTATTGCTGCTGCTGGCGGTTCTGGAGCTGGGGCGGGTTCAGGTGGATCGGGCGGTGCTGGCTCTTATGCGAAAGTATTCTTAGATGTAGGGACTGTAACGACAGCTACAGCAACAGTTGGGGCTGCTGGCGCTGCTGGTTCTTCTGGCGCAGGAGGTGCTGGCGGGTTATCAAAATTCACATATCTAGCTGGAACAGGATCATTTACAGAGATAAATTGCCCCGGTGGCAATGGCGGTGGTCATGCAAATCATGTAGGTGGTTCAGGGACAGCGGTTCCAACGGGGCCGACAAACGGAGTATACGTTGCTGGGAACGGAGGTGGTGGCGCATCTAATTCTGGTAACTGTTGTCATGGCTATGGCGCATCTCAACATGGCGGATACACATACAACTACGCTACAGG